TGACGACGATCGCGGCAAGACCCTGCGGCGGATCGAGGCGATGCTCGCCGAGGCGAAGCGGCCCTGGAGCTACGCCGACTCGATGGCGAAGCGGATGTTCAAGGTCGACCGGCTCGCCTGGTGCACGGTCGAGCAGCTCACCAAGATCGCGATCGCGATGCTGTATGACGCGAAGCGGCACGGAAGGAAAACGGGCTGATATGAGTGACGAGGAACTTTTCGCCCAGGAGGACATCAGGACGCTGATCGAGGAATCGGCCACGCCGGCCCAGGCGATGGCGGTTCTCGACGAGTTCGTCGCGCGGCAGAAGACCTGGTCGGACCGGTGCTTCATCGAGAAAGCCGCGCGCGATCTGCTGGTGATCGAACATTTCAAGACACGGAGCCGCGCATGAAAACCATCGACGCCCCCACCACGGAAGCCCTTCTCTTCGTCATCCGCGACGTGGCCGCGAACGGCCGGACCGCCTGGGGTCCTCACCATTCGCCTCACGAAGCCTATGCGGTGCTGCTCGAAGAGGTGGACGAGCTGTGGGACGAGGTTCGCAAGAAGTGCCCCGACGACGAGGCCATGGTGGTGGAGGCCGTCCAGGTCGCCGCCATGGCGCTCCGGTTCATCCAGGACATCTGCCCCGAGGAGGTCGTGTCGCGCCTATGCAAGAAACACCGCGCCACCCTGACGGTCCTGAAGACCCGCTGAACGCTCGCGTCGTCGTCGTCACCGACGCCGTCAACGCCTACCTCGCCGCGATCCTCTCCGGCGACACCCACGCGATGGAAGAAGCCTCCCACCGCTGGGAATCGATAGCAGACAAGGAGTGAACATGAATGAAGGTTGGCATTGGCCGGTCTCAAGCCGAAAAGCCCATTATTTCAGGAAAGGCATATCTCTCTGCAAACGCTGGCTGTTTTGCGGCCCATTGGTCGGAAGCCAGGAAACCGGCACGGAGCCAGGCCCCGATGACTGCCATGAATGCCATCGCCGCCTGATGAAAGAACGATCGGAAGTGAAGTGATGGAAAAGCGCTGCGGCACCTGCAAACACTGGAAGAAGCTGGTAACAAACCCGCTTTCATGGGGCTTGTGCGAGTGGAAGATAACCCAACCTCGGCCATGGTGGCTGAACTTCATCGACTACGGATTGCTGGGCCCCTTCCAGGGCTATGGCTGCGAAGCCTGGGTTCAGGCGGAAAGAAACATTTGATGGCCTGGTGCTGCAACTGCAAAAAGAACCAGCTCATCCAGGGCGTGCCGCATATATGCCTGGCCGGGCATCGCGCAAACTATATCGCCTTTGATCGGGCCGGCAACTTCATCGGCTGGGGCATTGATGACAAGGCTCCGAACTTTCTCTCGAATGCCGGCAAACATGCCCATCTCGATTGTAACGACTTCGAACCAGAAGGGAACTGAACATGCACTGCATCACCGCACCAGGGGCGTTCATATGCTCGTTTCGAGCGCCCGAACCGTCGGAATGCCACGAACTCATCTGGTCTCAAGGCCGGGCCTGCCGCAAATGCTGGTATCGCAAATGCGACTATGCCGGCCTCCCCAAAAGCGACGTTGACCAAAAAGAACGCGCCAGGTGGAAGGAAAAACACCAGAAGCTGCGCGTGACTTCAACGAAGTGAAAGGCGCATTCGATGCCGTTGCCGAGGGAGGTTTTCCGGGCGCGGATCTGGGCGGCGATGTGGGAGTTTCTCGATCGCCTGGCGGCCCGGATCGACCGGCGGTATGAACACCTCGGCATCCCGAAGCGGCCCAACGACCGCGACACACGGCGCCAACACACGAAGTCGAAAAAGACCTGGAGGAGCAAATCGTGAAAAGAACATTCAGGGAAGCACGTCGATTAATCAGAGCGGAATACGACCGCCAGTTGCATGCAATCTGTCGGAAATACAAGGTATGCACCCGGTGCCACGACGACTCGAAGCCGCTCGAAACGCAAACCATGTGCCTCGATTGTGTGGAACAGATGCGAGCGTATCAACGGGAACACTGGCATCATCGCGTTGCCAACGGCACGGCAACGCGTGGAACGAAATGATATAGAACTGCCCTCCTCAGATTTGCCCCGGCACATTGCCGGGGCTTTTTTGTGCGCTGTTTCTATAACGCGCATTGATAGATGCCACTCCCTGAAACCCGTATGGTGAAAGCATGGCAAAGACTATGGAATGGCAAAACGTCCGTCTGTCGCCGCACTTCTCGATGTTCGAGTTGTGCCGATCGGACGAGCATCCGCATCTGGTGCGGCCGCCGAACTCGGTGATTCAATACTGGCTCACCTGGTGGGCGCGGCATGTCCTGGAGCCGCTGCGAGAGCGAATCGGCCCGATCCGCATCAATTCCGGGTATCGGAATCCCGAGCTGAACCGGGCCGTCGGCGGGGAGAAGCGAAGCATTCACCAGGTCTCGGTATCCGGCATGGTCATCGGCGTTGCGACCGACATCGTGCCGCTCGACATACCCCTCGCCGAAGTTCTTCGAGTCATCGCCGATATGCCGGAGCTGCCGATCCGGGGCTGCATCATCTACCCGAAACGCGGCTTCATCCATATCGACAGCCGCGATGGATACCGCAGTTTTTTCGAAAGTCCGACCAAAGGCGTGTATCTCCCGCTGTCGCGGGACGCCATCAAAAACTACCGCATCGCCGCATAGCGAAAGGAGCATCACATGCCGGATTTCAACGAGATCGTCACCTTCGTTTCACAGAACAAGGAAGCCATTGCTTCCATCATCGTCGCGATCTTCACGTTCATGCAGGCCATCAAGGCCAAGGTGCAGGCCCGCGAAGCAATCATGCTCGTCGTGAATGCGCTCAAAGACGAGGACAAGCTGACGCCGAGCGGGCAGTTCAAGGCCGAAACGGTCAACAAGATCGAGAAGGTCGCGACGATCGCAAAGGTCAGCACCGGCGCCGTCGAGAACGTGAAACAGGTCATCAACGACGTGAACCGGGGTGGCCTCAAGCTCGGCAGCTACAACGGCAAGCCTATCTACCTCGAAGACGTCAGCCGCATCGGATCGCAACTGGGCGCCGCCTTGCAGGTTCTGCGCGGCGTCCTGAAACGATGAGCCGGGAGGCGTCGCCATGGATACGCAAACGATTTTCTTCCTGATCGGCCTGGTCGTCACCTGGACCGGATTCCTGATCGGCGCGATCAAGTGGCTGTTCGAGCGCTCCCAGAGCGCCCAGGAAAACCGACTCACCAGGATCGAAGAAGACCTCCAGAGGTTGACGAAGGAACAGGCCGACCTCAAGGCGACGCTCCCGGTGAACTACGCCAGGCGGGATGACTGCCGCGCCTGCCGGGAGGAATGGACCCGCAACCTCGCGGTCCTCGACAACAAGCTCGACAACTTCTTCCGGCAACTGCTGGAAAAGATCGACGATCTGAGGAAGGAGATGTATGACCGCCATGCGTGAAGACCAGGAAATTGCCCTGTTGACCGCGCAGAAAGTCCGCCGCCAGATCCTCCGGCTGCTGCTGATCGCCGGGCCGGACATGGGGTCGAACGAAAAAATGATCGTCATCGCCCTTCAGAGCATGGGTTACCCCGTGCTGACGCATGAAGTGCGGCGGCATCTCGATTACCTCGAAGGGCTGGGCCTTCTCAAGGTCGTCGATCGTGACCGGTCCGTCTGGGCCGCGATGATCACCCCCGCCGGCACCGACGTGCTGGAAGGGGCCGTGAAGCCGCCCCCCGGCGTCGCGAAGGAGTGACGATGCATGCCGAAAAAGAGTTCCGTATCGGCCCTGCCGGCCGAGGTCAAGGAGTGGTTGGACAAAGCGCTCGTCGAGAGCAACTTTTCGGGTTACGAGGCCCTGTCTGAGGCGCTCTCCGAAAGGGGCTTCTCGATCTCGAAAAGCGCCGTCCATCGTTACGGCTCGGAGTTCGAGAAGACGATGGCCGCCGCGAAGATCGCCACCGAACAGGCGAAAGCCCTGGTCGATGCCTGCCCCGACGACGCCGGCGCAATGAACGACGCGCTGATCCGGCTCGTGCAGCAGAAAGCGTTCGAGGTGCTGATGAAGCTCGAAGCCGACCCCGAGAAGATGAAGCTCACCTCCCTCGGCGAGATGGTCGGCATCCTCAGCCGCTCCTCGGTCGGCGTGAAGAAATGGATGCTCGAAGTCCGCGACAAGGCCCGGGCAGCCGCCGAAGAGGTCACGAAGATCGCGAAGCAGGGAGGATTGTCTGACGACACTGTCCAGCAGATCAGGGCCAAGATTCTGGGGGTGACCGGGTGAGCGTCCCGACGGTCTTGCTGCCGTATCAGCAGAAATGGCTTGCCGACCAGTCCCCGGTGAAGGTGTGGGAGAAATCTCGCCGCATCGGGGCAAGCTGGTGTGAAGCTGCTGACAGCGCACTTATGGCCGCCGCAGATAGTGGCATGGATTCATGGTATATCGGTTACAATAAAGACATGGCCCAGGAGTTCATTCGTGACGCCGGTTTCTGGGCCGGGCACTACCAGCTTGCGGCATCGGAGGTCGAAGAATTCGTTTTCATCGACGATGACCCCGACAAGGGCATTTTGGCATTTCGCATCATTTTCGCCTCGGGGCATCGTGTCGTGGCACTGTCGTCTCGGCCTGCAAACCTGCGCGGCAAGCAGGGCAAGGTCATCATCGACGAGGCCGCATTCCATGACGATCTCGACGGTCTTCTTGCGGCAGCTCTGGCGCTCCTGATCTGGGGCGGTCGTGTCGTGATCCTATCGACTCATTATGGAGATTCAAACCCGTTTAACGAGCTCGTAACCGACATCCGAGCTGGGAAAAAGCCCTACAGCCTTCATCGAACCACATTCGACGACGCCCTCGGGCAAGGGCTCTACAGGCGCATCTGTTTGACGAAGGGCTGGACCTGGTCGCCAGAAGACGAGGCGGCATGGCGTCAGAAGATCATCGACATCTACGGGGCGAACGCAGATGAGGAACTGTTCTGCATTCCATCTCAAGGCTCGGGAACATATTTCCCAAGGGCCTTGATCGAGTCTTGTATGGACGCATCGATACCGGTCATTCGTTTGGCACTCAATGACAAGTTCGCCGAATTGCCTGAGCTGGTGCGTGTTACTGAAATCGCCATCTGGTGCGACGAGAATCTGAAACCGCTTCTCGATAGGATGCCGCAAAATCAGAAATCGTATTACGGCATGGACTTCGGCAGGTCGGGCGACCTTTCGGTATTGATGCCGCTGACCGAAGAGCAGAATCTTCGCCGTAGAGCTCCGTTCCTGCTCGAAATGCGCAACGTGCCGTTCCGGCAGCAGGAGCAGGTGCTGTTTTACGTTATTGATCGGCTGCCTCGTTTTCTCGGCGGCGCAATGGACGCACGCGGAAACGGCCAGTATCTGGCCGAAGTCGCCATGCAGAAATATGGCAAGGCCCGCATCCACCAAGTCATGCTGTCGGCCGAGTGGTATCGCGACAACATGCCGAGGCTGAAAGCCGGGATGGAAGATGGGCAGCTTGTCCTGGCGAAGGACTCGGACGTGATGGCGGATTATAGAGCTGTCAAGGTCGAGAAAGGCGTGCCCAAGGTGCCTGAGAACATGAAATATAAGGGCCTCGACGGCGGCCAGCGCCACGGAGACGCGGCGATTGCCGGCGCCATGGCCTTTTTCGCTTCGGTCTCCACCGCCGCGCCGATCGAGTTTCAATCGACCGGCCAGACCCGCGCAAGCGCATCAATTCACGACTATCTGGAGTGACCCATGAAAATCAACGACCGACGCAGTTTCGCCCGGCTCGACTTCGCCGAACCGCCGATCAAAACCGAAGAACTGAAGCAGGAAATCGCGACCGTTGCCCGCGATACCACCGTCTCGACGTTTGGCGGCATGATGAGCCCGAACGACGAGACGCTGGCCAGCAAAGGCGGAGAAAACGGTTACAAGGTCTACGACCAGATCGAGCGTGACTGCCACGCATTTGCCGTGCTACAGAAACGAAAACTGGCCGTTACATCACGTGAATGGCAGGTCTTTCCAGGC